GCCGAGTTCGACGAACGGACCCGGTTCATCCGCCTGCACGCCGACGCCGACTGCCATGTTGTGTTCGGGTTTGACCCTACGGCGACCATCAACCACATGCCCATGTTGGCCGACTCGACCGAGTATTTCGGCGTGTTCCAGCCGGGGCTTAAACTCGCGGTGATTGCCGCATAGGAGAACCCATGTCCAAATCCAACGCCTTCGAAACCGCCCTGCTGGGGTTGATCTTCGAGAACAGCGCCATCGCAAACGTCGGGGACGCAGCGGGTCTGCGCGCCACCACGACCGCGGGCAGTCTGTACTTCTCCCTGCACACGGCTGACCCCGGCGAGGCAGGGGATCAGACCACCAACGAGGTGGCCTACACCAGCTACGCCCGTGTGGCGGTAGCCCGGTCGGCGGCCGGCTGGACGGTCACCGGCAACGCCAGTGCGGTCGACGCAAACGTGACGTTCCCGGCTGGCACTGGCGGCTCTGGGACGGCCACGCACTGGGGCCTCGGCACGTCGTCGTCGGGCGCAGGCCTGCTGATGTACAAGGGCGCGATCAGCCCGACCATCGTGTGCGGCTCCGGCGTCACGCCCCAGTTGACCGCTGGCAACGTCGTCACCGAGGACTGATCGTGAACCTGGCCCCGCGCGAACTGCCCGGCGACAAGTACGTGTGGGGCATCGAGGTGCTCATGGCCCTCGACTGCCTGCTCAACACGATCTTCCGTGGCTGGCATCACGAGACGCTGTCGTCGCGTAGCTGGCGCGCATGGTCCATGAGGCGTGTCTTCGGCCACATCTTCCGCCCGGTCATCGACTTCCTGTTCGCCTGGCAGAAGCACCCCGAGGGGCACTGCCGGGCACACCATGAGGCCGAGGTCGCCAGGGCAGAACTCATCGTCAAAGCGAGATCGACACCATGACACCACAATTCTTGCGGGCCCTGCAGGCCGAGATCGAGGCTACACCGGCCTGCGCGCAGCATGTGCACACCAATGACATGCCAAAGATCAGCGGCGCCGAGGCACTGGCCAAGGACCAGGCCATCGCCGCCATCATCAACGTCGGGCGCACCCGCCCGAAAGCCTTTGAGATCGGCAAGGGAACCATCGTTGAAGTGCTGGGCCTGCCCGGTGCCAATGCGTTCCTCGACATCATCGACGGCGATGCCACCTACCGCCATGTGAAGCACCTGCTCCAAGACGGTCGGCTGCGCGTGGATTCGGCGCTGGTTGCGCAACTGGTGCAGGGCTTCGTGCAGGCCGGCGTCATCAGCGCCAATGGCGGTGCGGCGCTGTTGGCCCTTGGGCGTGAACCTGATCCAGTGACTGCCGCCGAGGTATCTCGCGCGGTGCGTGGCCCCTGGGGCGACGAGGAGTAAACCATGGCGAACACCAACAACAACGACGCCGCCGTCCAATGGTCGGCATCCAGCACCAAGTCGCTTAACAGCACGAGTCGCTTTGACTCCGATGCGGTGTCGATCCATGTCGATGCGGTTCAGGCGTCCCTGCAGGTGAAAGTCGACAACAGCGGCACGCCGGCCAGCGGCGACTATGTGGACCTGTGGATCAAGTGGAGCCCGGACGCCACAGAGTACGACACCGACGAGCACGCGATGTTCTTGGGCCGGCTGGACACGGTTGCAGCGAATGACCCCGGTGAAGATCCTGCAACCCGCACGTTCGCCCTGAATGTGTCGGGAAAGCAGTCTTTCAAGCTGACGAGCAAGGCCAACCAGGGCGGCACGCGCGCCATCACTATCAGCGCAATCTACAACGAACACCGGATGGCATAGGCCATGTCAGTGCGTCAGATCCTGCTGCCGTGGGATAGCCAGCCGCAGGATGCGGTGGAGATCGACTGGTCGCACCCGCTAACTCGTGGTTTGCGTCTGGCGGTCATTGGCGGGCAGTCTCGAAATTTGGTGGATGGGGTATCCGCAAGTTCTGTTGCACTCATATCGCCTGGTGTTGGCTCTGAGGGGCGAACGTGGACAGCCGATGCGCCGTCAGCCATTTCCAACGCCCGAGGCATCGTTTTCCCATTCGATCTGTCTGGAGCATTGACGGTCCACTTGATCGTTCTCCGGGCGACCAGCGTGAACGATGCTGATTCGTCGCGGGTAGCGAATGCCATCACGAACCGGAACAACTCGCAAGCGAACTTCTGGCAGCTAAATCTAGGAAGCGGGTTCGGTGCGTCCGGTGATGATGACAAACCGCGCTTTGCAACTGCTGCTGTGGGTGTAGGCACGATTTACGCAAATGGGACGGCGTTGTCAGGAAACAACCCGACAACAGTAGCCCTTGCCAACCAGACTTGGTATCGGATCACCGCCGCAAAGGCGTCAGGCGCAACAGATAGCAGCGGGACAAACCAGCTAACTCTTGGAGCCGAACGAGCGGCTCCGACAGATTACTACGGGCTGAACGGTTCTATTGCACTTGCACTTGCGTGGACACGGGAACTTTCTGCTACAGAGATTGCGCAGTTGGCCGGGCGCGAGTACGAGCTATTCGCCCCCCGCTCAATGCCGGTGCCAGTGTCTGCGGGCGGGGGAACAACCAACGCGACTATCACTTCGGCCGCTGGTGCCGCAACAACATCCACAATCACCGGCTCGGCAACAGCTGCTGCCGCCTTGTCCGTGGCAGCTGGTGCGGCCACCGCCAACTCGCTGGCTGGAAAGGCCACCTCTGTCGCAGCCATCACGCCAGCAGACGGTACTGCCACCACCTCAACGCTCACAGGATCGTCTGCCGCCGCGTCTGCGATCACTCCTGCTGCAGGGGCGGCAACAGGGCAGACGCTGGTATCTGCGGGGTCCATATCCGCTGCGTCGATGACGTCTGCCAGCGGGTCATCCACCACCTCAACCTTCGCCGCCAGTGCGGTGGCCGCGTCGGTGGCTGTTGCTGCCGCGGGGGTGTCCTCGGCGCAGGTAATGGCCGCGACGGCGCAGGCTGTGGCTGCGATTACGGCAGCTACTGGGGTGACCACCGCAGCCACGATGGCATCGCCCGCAGGGACCTTGTCAAATGCGGAGATGCGAGAACTGTACGAGTGGGTGAAGGAACTGCACCGCATCCACGGGCTCACCTCTGGGGTTGACTTGGTGGTCACGCCGACATCGCGCACGGCCGGGGCGATCAGCCAGACCATCAGCGAAGCGGGTACAACGGTCACGGTGACAAGACCATGAGTATCTCGTCAAGGGCTGTTGCGGTTCAGGGGCTTGGGTTTCGACCCCTGTTAATAGCGACACAGGGATTCGGTGCCTACGTTAGACTCAGAACCCATCGTCCGACTGGTGTGTTTCTTTTCGGACAACTCGGAAACCGTGATCCACGGTGAAGGAAAAGACCATGAACCGAACCGAAGAACTCTGCGCCAAGTACAAGAGCCTCAAGGGTGCCCGGGGCAACTGGGAGACTCACTGGGAGGAGATTGCCGAACGAGTCCTCCCACGGCAGCGCGGCTTTGTGGGCCAGCGCACAGACGGCGAGAAGAAGTCCGAGAAGATTTTCGACTCCCGACCCCAGATCGCGCTGGACCGATCGGCCGCGGTCATGGACTCCATGCTCACGCCGCGCCAGTCGAAGTGGCACAACCTCCGCACGACCGACGAGTCCCTGAACCGGCAATTCGCGGTGCAGCAGTGGTTCTATCAGGTCAACAACATCCTGCACGCGGCCCGCAACTCCCCGAAGGCCAACTTCGCCGGTCAGAACTTCGAGCGGTGGATCTCGCTCATGGCGTTCGGCACCGGGAGCCTGTTCACCGACTTTCAGCCTGGCACCGGCCTGCGGTATCGCTGCATCAACCTGCGCGACACCTACTTCCTTGAGAACCACCAAGGGATCATCGACTCGGTGTATCGCTGCTTCAAGTTCACCGCTCGCCAGGCAGCGCAGAAGTGGGGCGTCAACGAGTTGCCCGAGAAGGTCGCCAAGGCGCTGGAGAACCCGAACCGCCAGAACGACCAGTTCGAGTTCCTGCATGCCGTGGTGCCGCGCACCGACTACAACTCCGACCGGGTGGACGCCAAAGGCAAGCCGTGGGCCTCGTACTACATCTGCATGGACGGTCAGAAGCAGATGGGGCAGGAGGGTGGGTACAACAGCTTCCCGTACAGCATCGCCCGCTACGTCACGGCGCCCGAGGAGGTCTACGGGCGCTCGCCGGCCATGACTGCACTCTCGGACATCAAGATGCTCAACGAGATGTCCAAGACCGACATGCGTGCGGTGCACAAACTCGTGGACCCGCCGATCCTGCTGCA